TGGATATGATTAAAATAATTTCTATAAACTATCAAGAAACATCAGGATATGCAGTAGCAAAACCACAATCTGCATTTAAAGAAATGCCAGAAGTTGTACAATTAGATTGTCTAAATGATGCAATTAGTGATTTAGAAGAAATGCGAGAAAAATTGCACAATAAAATGTATCCAGTTGTTAAAAGTGTTTTATACGGAGATAATTAATGAATGTAATAGATATTAGAAATCCATTAGAAAAGAAAAGGCAAACATATTTAGCTTTTTACAAAGATGGTATTTATGATGGCATATTAAATCAAAAGCCAGACCCCAGAAATAATTCATCAGCTTATTATAAAAAAGGTTTTGATGATGGTTTAAAGTTGCTAGAGTTAATTAAAGAATATGATCTTGGAGAATAGAATGTATGTAAAAAGTGAAGTTAAAAATAGTTATTATGGTTTAAAAAAAGTTTTTAGAGATTTCAAAAATAAACAAACTAAAATTAAAGATGAAGAAAAGTTTGAAGACGTACCCAAAGAACTATCAGATAAAGATAAAGAGGGTTCTTACAAGTTTATTGGTTATATGGATTATTATTTAGGTGTTAAGTTTGATCAAGATAAAGATTTAGAAGTGCAACCATCTGGAGTTACTGCTAAAAATAGAAATTACGATTATGCTAATGCAAAGTTTGTAGGGAGTTTAGATTAATTTAAGAGGTGCAATCATACCATAAGGTAAGTTAACCCCTGCTCTATGGCTCTTAAATCAAGCCTAATTTGGATAAAATATAAAAATATGTAGCTTTTTTAGAAATAATTATATAAATCTTAATTACCTAACTATGGGGTAAATAGGAATGGCGAGACCAAAAAAATATAATATAGATACTGAAGAAGTTGTTAAGTTAGCATCTTATGGGTGTACAAATAAAGAAATAGCAGACTTTTTTGGTTGTTCAGCAGACCTTTTAGAAAAGAGTTATTCGGAATTTCTTAGAAAAGGGAAAGTTGACGTAAAAATAAGACTAAGACAACTGCAATGGGCATCTGCTGAAAATGGCAATGTTACAATGCAAATCTTTCTGGGAAAGAATATGTTAGGTCAGCAAGATAAGATAGAGCAAAATGAATTAGAAGAACCTTTAGTCTGGTCATCAGATTAATGGCATTAACCAAACCACAAAAGAAAGTAATAAGTAACGAAGCAAGGTTTAGGGTTCTTATTACTGGTAGGCGATTTGGTAAAACATTCCTAGCGATTAATGAATTAGCTAAGTTTGCCAGTAAGCCTAATCAAAGAGTTTGGTACGTTGCACCAACTTATAGACAAGCTAAAGCCATATGTTGGAATGTATTAAAAGAAAAAATGATATACCACAAATGGGTTAAGAACATAAATCATAGTGATTTAACAATTACATTAAAGAATAATAGCCAGATAACACTAAGAGGTAGTGATAATGAGCAATCATTAAGAGGTGTTGGTTTGAATTTCTTATGTATTGATGAGTTTGCAGATGTAAGCCAAGAAGCATGGTATGAGGTTTTAAGACCTACATTATCAGATACAAAAGGTCATGCTTTATTCTGTGGAAGTCCAAGAGGGTTTGGTAACTGGTCATATGAACTATTTAAGCAAGGTGAAACTAATAACGACTGGGCAAGTTTTAAATATACTACTATTGAGGGTGGTAATGTAGATAAAGACGAAGTAGAGCAAGCAAAACAAGATTTAGATATAAGAACATTTCAGCAGGAATATGAAGCCACATTTGTTAATTATTCTGGAATGATTTATTACAACTTCAACAGACAAAATAATATTATTGAAAAATACCAGAAAGAAACAGCAATTTTACACATAGGTTTAGACTTTAACGTAGACCCTATGAGTGCTGTAGTTTGTGTTATAGTTAATGAGAAAATTATAGTCGTTGATGAGATACAAATATATTCCTCAAATACCCAAGAAATGTGTGATGAAATAAAGAATAGATACAAAAATAAACAGATAGTTGTTTATCCAGACCCTAGTGCTAGACAAAGAAAAACATCAGCAGGTGGATTTACTGATTTAAGTATCTTGAAAAATGCAGGATTTGATGTAAAATGTAAAAATACAGCACCTTTAATTAGGGATAGAATTAATGCAGTTAATGCAAAATTAAAAAATGTTAATGGGAAAAATAGTCTGTTTATTGTTAAATCTTGCAAAAATGTTATTAAAAGCATAGAACGACAAATATACAAAGAGGGAACTCATGTACCTGATAAAGATAGTGGGTATGACCATATGAATGATGCTCTTGGCTATTTAATAGAGTTTAATTTCCCACTAAGACGTAATTTTGCACCTAGCCAACCTAAGAGGTGGAGTTAATGGATAGAGAAATACTTACACAAAAACATGATTTATGGCACTCAAATATAAATAATTGGGAGTTTTATATAAGAAGCTATTTAGGAGGTAATGACTATAAAAATGGTTATTACTTACACAGATATGTTTTAGAATCGCCAGAAGAATATGACCAAAGAGTAAGGCATACACCCTTAGATAATCATTGTAAGAATGTAGTCCAGATATACACAAGTTTCTTATGGAGAGTACCACCATCAAGAGATTATGGAGATTTAGATAATGAGCCACAATTAACTTCATTTATTCAAGATGCTGATTTAGATGGTAGGTCATTTGATTCAGTCATGCGAGAAGTCCAGATGAACGCTAGTATTTATGGTAATTGTTGGGTTGTAGTTGATAAGCCACAATCTAATGCAAAGACTAGAGCAGAAGAACTGGCTCAAGATATTAGACCTTACATTTCAATATATACACCAGAAAACATAGTAAATTGGAACTATGCCAGATCAGCTAGTGGAAGATTTTATTTAGATTTACTGGTTATTGTTGAAGATATAAATGCAGATAGAGCCATCATCAAAGTATTTACAGAAGAAACTATAAGCACATATTCAGTTGAAGAATACGATAAAGAACATTCAGACGGAGAAGTTAAGTTATTAGAAGAAATAGTTAATCCAATAGGAACTATTCCTGCTGTTAATGTTTATAATTTACGAGGTAATAAGCGACCTATTGGTATTAGTGATTTATCAGACGTAGCATTTCTTCAGCAATCTATTTATAATGATTATTCCGAGAAAGAACAATTAATCAGATTAGCTAACCACCCTAGTTTAGTTAAAACACCTAATGTTGAAGCTAGTGCAGGTGCAGGTGCTATAATAGAAATACCAGAAGATTTAGATTCATCTTTAAAGCCTTATATAATACAGCCTAGTGGTCAAAACCTAGATGGGATAATGAAGTGCATACAAAATAAAGTTGATGCTATTGATAGAATTACCCATATGGGTTCTGTGAGGGCAACTGGTACACAAATAGCTAGTGGAATTGCCTTACAAACAGAATTTCAGCTTTTAAATGCTAGATTATCAGAAAAAGCCGATTATTTAGAAAATGCAGAAGAACAAATCTGGGGTTTATTTGCTAAATGGCTAGATAAACAATGGAATGGTTCAGTTAATTATCCAGACACTTTTGATATTAGAGATTGGGCAAATGACCTGCAATATCTACAAATGGCTAAAGCATCTGGCATAAAATCAGAAACCTTTAATAAAGAAATAGATAAGCAAATAGCAGAAGCAGTAATAGATGATAACGAAACTATGAAAACTATTAATGAAGAAATAGATGCTGTTAGAACTGTTAGAGGGCAATTCCAGACAACCGAAGTAGAGGGTCAAACAGTTGGCGAAGAAAGTTCCTAAAGATAAAAAGACTAAGATACCTAAGAAATATCTATCTGGTTTAAAGGGTGCAAAAAGAAATGCTAGAGCAACCTTATTAAAGCAGATTAGTTCTTTATATAAAGCAGGTGCAAGAATACCAATGGCACTATTAAAGAAAAGGAATAAGTCTTAATGGCAGTAAAAAGAAAACCTTTATCAGCTAGAACTATTGCAACACTTAGAGCAAAAGCCAAAAAATCTAAGTTATTTAATCTAGCAGATTTAAAAGCTAGTTTTCGTAGAGGTCAGGGTGCATTTCTTTCATCTGGTTCAAGACCTAGAATACCTATGTCAGCATGGGCAATGGCAAGAGTAAATAAACTAATTAGTCGTGGCAGGTCAGGAACATTTGATAAAGATATAATATCAAGAGCCAGTAAACGTAAAAGAAAATGATGCTGATGTTATGGAAAAGCCTAAAAAAATATGTATTATTTGTAAGGTGTTTCTAATAGAGGTTTTGCAAGATGTTTATAAATGCCCAGTATGTAAGGCAATAGTAAATGAAAGATTAAATGATAGGTAATAATCCTGGGAAAACCCTAGTAAAAACAAGGACTTAGTATGGCATTATATAGAGGGAAAAACGTATCACTTAACAAACCATTTAGACTATCAACAACCGAATCTAAAAGAAAAAAGTTTGGGGTTTATGTTAAGAATAAATCTACTGGTAACGTCAAAAAGGTTACATTTGGTGCTAGGGGAATGACCATAAAGAA